TTGGCGCAGCAAGAGACGAGATCGGGCGCCGCCTGGCTTGCCTCCGCCGGGCCGGATGAGGTCGAGGACTTTCTGGGCAGTCTGTCGGAGAATGCGCTGATGAGCCTGCCCTGGCTGTTCGAGTTCTGGGCATTGCCACACCAGTTGCCCCCCGAGGGCGACTGGAAGAGTTGGGTCATCATGGGCGGACGCGGCGCGGGCAAGACCCGCGCCGGGTCGGAATGGGTGCGCGGCCTGGTCGAGGGGCCCACGGCCGCGGCGCCCGGCAAGTGTCATCGCGTGGCCCTGGTCGGAGAGACCTTTGACCAGGTGCGCGAGGTGATGGTGTTCGGCGAGAGCGGCATCCTGGCCTGTTCGCCCCCCGATCGTCGGCCCATCTGGGAGGCCGGGCGCAAGCGCCTGGTCTGGGCCAACGGCGCCACGGCCACCGTCTATAGCGCGCATGAGCCGGAGGCTTTGCGCGGGCCGCAATTCGATGCGGCCTGGGTGGACGAGCTGGCCAAGTGGAAGAAGGCCGAGGATGTCTGGGACATGCTGCAGTTTGCGCTGCGGCTTGGAGAGCATCCCCAGCAGGTCGTCACCACCACGCCGCGCAATGTCGGCGTGCTGAAACGCATTCTGGGGAACGCCAGCACGGTCGTGACCCATGCGCCGACGGATGCGAACCGCGCCTATCTGGCGGAGAGTTTCCTGGCAGAGGTGCAGACGCGGTATGGCGGGACCCGGTTGGGGCGGCAGGAGCTGGACGGCGTGTTGCTGGACGATGTCGAGGGGGCGCTGTGGACGACCGCGATGCTGGAAGGCGCGCGGGTGGCCACGGTTCCCAAGCTGGACAGGATTGTCGTCGCGGTCGACCCCTCGGTCACCGGGGGGCGGGCCAGCGACGAATGCGGCATCGTGGTGGCGGGCGTCGTCACCGAGGGCGAGCCCAAGGATTGGCGCGCCTATGTGCTGGAGGATGCCAGCGTCCGGGGCGGGCCGACCGATTGGGCCCGCGCCGCGATTGCCGCGATGGACCGCCACGGCGCCGAGAAATTGGTGGCCGAGGTGAACCAGGGCGGCGATCTGGTCGAGAGCGTGGTGCGCCAGATCGACCCGTTGGTGCCGTTCAAGGCGCTGCGGGCGTCGCGGGGCAAGGGTCTGCGGGCCGAGCCTGTCGCGGCGCTGTACGAGCAGGGTCGCGTCAAGCACCTGAAGGGCGCGTTGGGCGCGCTGGAGGACCAGCTGTGCCAGATGACGGTGCGCGGGTTCGAGGGGCGCGGCAGCCCCGACCGGCTGGATGCCTTGGTCTGGGCCATCCACGAGCTGATGATAGAACCTGCCGCCGGGTGGCGCAGGCCGCAGATGCGGCGATTGTAACCGGGTCCGAGAGGTCGGACCGACGAAGGGCCGTCCCGCAGGGGGCGGCCCTTTCGCATGGCTGAGGCATGGAGGCGAGCATGGCGTTTCGATTGTTTTCGCGGGAGGAGAAGTCATCCCCCGCACCGGAGAGGAAGGCCAGCGCCACGGGCCGGGTCGTGGCATTCGCCAGCGGGTCGGGGCGTCCGGTCTGGTCGGCGCGCGACCCCGGCACGCTGACGCGCAGCGGCTTCATGGGCAACCCGGTCGGTTTTCGCAGCGTGCGTCTGATCGCCGAGGCGGCAGCGGCGGTGCCGATGATCTGCGCGGATCGCGACCACCGCTATGAGGTGCATCCGGTGCTGGACCTGCTGCGCCGGCCCAATCCGGGCCAGGGCCGGGCCGAGCTGTTCGAGGCGCTGTTCGGGCAGATCCTGCTGTCGGGCAACGGCTATCTGGAGGCGGTCGGCCTGGACGGGTCGGGCATTCCCGAAGAGCTGCACGTGCTGCGGTCGGACCGCATGAGCGTGGTGCCCGGCGCGGATGGCTGGCCGGTCGCGTATGAATACGCGGTGGGCGGGCGCAAGCACCGGTTCGACATGACCGGCAGCCCCGATCCGATCTGTCACGTCAAGGCGTTCCACCCCCAGGACGACCATTACGGTCTGTCGCCGCTGCAGGCGGCCGCCGTGGCACTGGACGTGCATAACAGCGCCAGCGCCTGGTCCAAGGCGCTGCTGGACAATGCGGCGCGGCCCAGTGGCGCGATCATCTACAAAGGCGTCGACGGGCAGGGGGTGCTGAGCCCCGAGCAGTACGACCGCCTGGTGGGCGAGATCGAGATGAACCATCAGGGCGCGCGCAATGCGGGCCGCCCGATGCTGCTGGAAGGGGGGCTGGACTGGCGGCCCATGGGCTTCAGCCCGTCCGACATGGAGTTCCACGAGACCAAGCTGTCGGCGGCGCGGGAGATTGCGCTGGCCTTTGGTGTGCCGCCCATGCTGCTGGGGATTCCTGGGGACGCGACCTATGCCAATTACGCCGAGGCGCATCGGGCGTTCTATCGCCTGACGGTGCTGCCGCTGGTGACGCGGGTCACGGCCTCGGTCGCGTGGTGGCTGTCCGAGCATCTGGGCGCCGAGATCGAGCTGCGGCCCGATCTGGACCAGATCCCCGCCCTGGCCGAGGAGCGCAACCAGCAATGGGCCCGCATCAGCGGCGCCGGCTTTCTGACGGATGCGGAAAAGCGCGCGCTGCTGGGCCTGCCGCCCCTGGATGGGGCGTGAGGCATGGAAGGGTCGCGTTTCGTCAAGGACGGGCTGTGGCACGACACGCGTCTTGAGGCGCAGGAGCGGATCATGGCGCTGCAATTCGGCCAGGTCGAGAAGCGCCTTGAGCGCATCGAGGCCATGATCGAGGGCCTGGAGCGGCGGTTGTGGATGACGGTCTATGGCGTGGTCGCCGTGATCCTGACCCAGGCCATCCAGGGAATTTTGGAATTTGCGCCGAAGGGAGTGTGACGAATGGTTCCGGGACTTGAGGTGAAGTTCACGGGCGGGCCGCCGGTCCTGTCCGATGGGCAGGTGATCGAGGGCTATGCCAGCCTGTTCGGCCTGACCGATCAGGGCGGCGACGCGGTGCTGCCGGGGGCGTTTGCAGCGTCCCTGGCGCGGATCGCGGGGCGCGGCGACAAGGTGCGGATGCTGTGGCAGCACGACCCCACCCGCCCCATCGGTGTCTGGGACGAGGTCGGCGAGGACGGCAAGGGCCTGTGGGTCAAGGGCCGCCTGCTGCCCGACGTGGCGCAGGCCCGCGAGGCCGCGGCTCTGATCCAGGCGGGCGCGATCGACGGGCTGTCCATCGGCTATCGCACGCTGCGGGCCGAGCGGGACAAGGCCGGGCGGCGCGTTTTGGCCGAGGTCGAGCTGTGGGAGGTGTCGCTGGTGACCTTTCCGATGCTGGCCGAGGCCAAGGTGGGCCGCAAGGACACGGACGAGCTGCGCGAGGTCGCGGCCCTGTTCCACCAGGCGGCCCAGGCCCTTCGGGGCGCATGAGATTTCGGACCGGGTGCGCCCGGTCCGTCCACAGGTTCGGACCCGCCCCGAGGGGCTGTCCGGCAACAGGGGCGCGGCCCCGATCACCAAACGAGGAGACGACCATGACCGAGGTGAAGGCCGCGGGCGGGGGCGACATGCCCGCCGACCTGAAGGGAGCCATGATGGGGTTCGTGAACGAACTCAAGGGCTTTCGTGACGACATTCAGACCAAGCTCAACGCACAGGAACAGCGCATGACCATGATCGACCGCAAGACCGCCATCCGGGGCCGCGCGCCCCTGTCCGCCACGGCCGAGGTCGAGGTGCCCCATCAGAAGGCGTTCAACGCCTATCTGCGCCATGGCGACGACGACGGCCTGCGCGGCCTGGCGATCGAGGAGAAAGCCCTGTCGGTTGCCGGTGACGGCGGCTTTCTGGCCGCACCCCAGGTCGCGCAGACGGTGCAGAACTCGCTGTTCTCGACCACCTCGCTGCGCCGCCTGGCCAATGTGGTGACCATCGAGGGCAGCGTCTATGAGGTGCTGGTCGAGAAGGGCGAGATGGCATCGGGCTGGGCCACCGAGGCGGCCAGCGTCGAGACCGCGAATTCGCAGCTGGACCGCATCGCGATCCCCGTCCACGAGCTGTCGGCCATGCCCAAGGCCAGCCAGCGCCTGCTGGACGACGCCGCGTTCGATGTCGAGGGTTGGCTGGCCGAGCGGATCGCGGACCGCTTTTCGCGGGCCGAGGCATTCGCCTTTGTCCGCGGCGACGGCGTGGACAAGCCGCGCGGCTTTTTGTCCTATCCCACCGCTGCCGATGCGACCGCCACCGGCGCGCAGATCGGGTTCGTGAACACCGGCCTGTCGGGCAACTTCCCTGCGGCGGCGCCGATGGATTGCCTGATCGACCTGATCTATGCCCTGGGCGCACAGCATCGCGCGAACGCCTCGTTCATGATGAACTCCAAGACCGCCGCCCGCGTCCGCAAGATGAAGGACGCCGACGGCCGCTTCCTGTGGAGCGACGCGCTGACCGCGGGCCAGGTGCCCCAGCTGCTGGGCTATCCGGTGGTGATCAGCGAGGACATGCCGGACATCGCCGCGAACGCCTTTGCGGTGGCCTTCGGCGATTTCCGCGCGGCCTATACGATCGTCGAGCGTCCCGACCTGCGGGTGCTGCGCGATCCGTTCAGCGCCAAGCCGCATGTCCTGTTCTACGCCACCAAGCGTGTCGGCGGCGGGGTCACCGACTTCCGCGCCGTCAAGCTGCTGCGCTTCGCCTGATCTCCGCGGGGATCAGGTGAGGAAGGGGCGCGTCAGGTGCCGGGCATTCCGGTTTAGCAACTGTCCGCGCGCGCTGATGGCTGGCGCGGGGCGCGCCCTGATTCCGCAGGCTTGAAACGCAGGAGGGGCCCCGTTCGGGGGCCTCGCACCAGGTGGAACATGCGGACGGCACGACGGGAGGTTCGCAACATGATGCTGATAGAGGAAACGGCGCCTGCGGCAGAGGCGCTGCCGGTGGCCGCCCTGCGCGCGCATTTGCGTCTGGCCCAGGGGTTCGAAGGACCGGAGGACGCCGCAGAGACCGCGGCGCTGGCGGGCTTTCTGCGTGCCGCGATCGCCACGATCGAGGGCCGCACCGGCAAGGTGCTGCTGAAACGGCGGTTCCGGATGCAGCTGGACGACTGGCGCGACAGGTTGGGCCAGTCGCTGCCGCTGGCCCCGGTGCATTCGGTCGAACGCATCGAAATCGACGACGGCAACGGGATCGTCACAGCCCTGCCGGTCGAAGGGTGGCGGCTGGTGCCGGACGTACAGCGGCCGATGATCCTGCCCACGGGCGTGATCCTGCCGCATGTGCCGCGTCGGGGGTCGGTCACGGTGACCTTCCTGGCGGGGTTCGGCGATGGCTGGGCGCAGGTGCCCGCGGATCTGGCGCAGGCGGTGATCCTGCTGGCCGCGCGGTATTATGACGATCGCAGCCAGGACAGGGGCAGCCATGCGATGCCCTTTGGGGTCAGCGCGCTGATCGAGAAATGGCGCGCTGTCCGCACCTTGGCGGGGCGCGGCAACCGGGAGTGGCGCTGATGGCGGTTCCCGATCTGAGCACCCGTCTGGCATTGGAGACGCCGGATCGGGCAGCCGATGGGCTGGGCGGTTTCGCGGTGTCCTGGCGACGATTGGGGTGGCTTTACGCGCGGATGGATGCCCGGTCGGCACGCGAGACCGGCACCGGCGCGGGCATGATCAGCGTGGTGCAGTGGCGCATCACGGTGCGCGGCGCCCCCGTTGGCGACCCGCGCCGCCCGCGTCCGGGACAGCGGTTCCGCCATGGCCCGCGGCTGTTTGTAGTCGAGGCCGTCGCCGAGAGCGACGCCACGGGCCGGTTCCTGGACTGCTTTGCCCGCGAGGAGGATCTGACATGAGCTATGGGGCAGGGGTCGCCTTGCAGGCGGCGGTCTATCAGCGGCTGCGGGCCGATGCGGCGCTGGCCGATCTGGTGGGCGACGCGATCTTTGATGCGATGCCTGTGTCGGCGCCGAGCGGGATCTATGTCTCGCTTGGGCCCGAAGAGGTGCGAGAGGCGGGGGATGCCACCGCGCGGGGGACGCGACATGACTTCGTGATCTCGGTGATGGCGGGCAGCGACAGCGGCGCGGGGTTTGGCGCGGTCAAGGCCGCAGCCGCCGCCGTGTCCGACGCGCTGGAGGCGGGCGGCCTGGAGCTGTCGCGCGGGCGTCTGGCCGGGCTGTGGTTCCTGCGCGCATCCGCGCGCCGGATGAAAAGCGGCGCGGCGCGGCAGGTCGATCTGACCTTTCGTGCGCGCGTCGATCTGAACTGAGGAGACAGGATTATGGCAGTGCAAAGCGGACGTGATCTGCTGATCAAGATGGACATGACCGGCGACGGCGCGTTCGAGACCGTGGCGGGCCTGCGCGCGACGCGCCTGTCCTTCAACGCGGACAGCGTCGATGTGACCAGCCTGGACAGCACCGGCGGCTGGCGCGAATTGCTGGCGGGTGCCGGGGTGCGCAGCGCCTCCATCGCCGGGTCGGGCGTCTTTCGCGACATGGCGACCGACGGGCGGGCGCGCCAGGTGTTCTTTGACGGCGAGATTCCGCGCTGTCAGGTGATCATTCCCGATTTCGGCCGGGTCGAGGGGCCGTTCCAGATCACCGGTCTGGAATATGCGGGCAGCTATGATGGCGAGGCGACCTATGAGATGTCGCTCGCCTCGGCGGGCGCGCTGACCTTCGTGGCGCTGTGATGGTCAACCCGATGCGCGGCGAGGTCGCGCTGGTCCTGGACGGTCAGCCGCATGTCGCGCGGCTGACCCTGGCCGCGCTGGCCGAGCTGGAGACGGAGCTGCAGGCGGATGGTCTGACTGGGCTGGTCGCGCGCCTGGACGAGGGGCGCATCTCCAGCCGGGAGATCCTGGCGGTTCTGGTCGCGGGGCTGCGGGGCGGCGGCTGGACCGGTCAGGCGGGCGATCTGCTGGCGGTCCAGATCGAGGGCGGCCCGCTGGAGGCCGCGCGGATTGCCGCGCGGCTGCTGGCGCTGGCGTTCCGGGCACCGGCATGACCGGGGGGCAGGCGGGGCTGGACTGGGCCGGGCTGATGCGTGCCGGGCTGCAGGGGCTGCGGCTGCATCCCGACCAGTTCTGGGCGCTGACCCCGGCCGAGCTGGCGCTGATGCTGGGGATCGGCCCCGCCAGCCCCCGGATGGACCGTGAACGGCTGGCCGATCTGGCGGCCCGATATCCCGACGCGCCCGCAGCTGCGGACGCGTCCTTGGCAGAACCGACGGGGGAGCACCGAGATGACGACACGTGAGGGGGCTGGCGCGATCCTGGACCAGCTGGACGACGATCTGGGCCGCAATGCGCGCATGACCGGAGAGTTCCAGGCGGAGCTGGGCCGTCTGCGCCAGTCGATGATGTTCACCAGCCGCGAGGTTGGCACGCTGTCCTCGGGGCTGGAGCGAGGCTTGGGCCGGGCCATCGACGGGCTGGTCCTGGACGGCGGCAAGCTGTCCGATGCGCTGAAGTCCATTGGCCGGTCGCTGGCCGACACGGTCTATGGGATCGCGATGAAGCCGGTGGAGAATGCGCTGGCGGGCTCGATCGCGGGGGGCCTGGGCGGCATGCTGCTGGGTGGGGTGACTCCCTTTGCCAAGGGCGGGGCCTTTGCGGGCGGCCGTCCGATGGCAGGCGGTGTGGTCGACGGCCCGACGGGTTTCCCGATGCGCGGCGGGCCCGGCCTGATGGGCGAGGCGGGCCCCGAGGCGATCATGCCCCTGCGCCGCGGCCCCGACGGCAAGCTGGGCGTGGCCGCGGCCGGAGGCGGGGGCGCGGTCAACGTGACCTTCAACATCCAGACGCCGGATGTCGCCGGGTTCCAGCGCAGCCAGTCGCAGATCGCGGCCCAGATGTCGCGCGTTCTGGCGCGCGGCGACCGCAACAGCTGAAAGGAGGCATGCGATGGCCTTTCACGAGGTAAGATTTCCCACCACGCTGTCCTTCGGTGCCATCGGCGGCCCCGAGCGGCGCACCGAGATCGTGGCGCTGGCCAGCGGTTTCGAGGAGCGCAACACGCCCTGGGCCCATGCGCTGCGCCGTTTTGATGCCGGGATGGGGCTGCGGTCGCTGGACGACCTGTCGGCCGTGATCGCGTTCTTTGAGGCGCGGGCCGGGCAATTGCACGGGTTCCGCTGGAAGGACTGGTCGGACTTCAAGAGCTGCCTTCCCTCGGCCGCGCCCGCCTTTGGTGACCAGGTCATCGCCGTGGGCGACGGGCAGACGCGCATCTTTGCGCTGCGCAAGGCCTATCAGTCGGGGGCCACGGTCTATCACCGCCCGATCACCAAGCCGGTCGCAGGGTCCGTCCGGGCCGGGATCGGCGGGGACGAGGTCTTTCCCGACATCAACTACACGGTGGATCACGCGGCCGGGCGCATCATCTTCAACGAGGCACCCGAGGCGGGTGCGGATATCAGCGCGGGCTATGAGTTCGACGTGCCGGTGCGGTTCGACACCGACCGGATCGCGGTGTCCGTCGCGTCCTTTCAGGCGGGCCAAGTCCCCGATATTCCTGTGGTGGAGGTGCGGGTATGACCGTCACGACGACGCTGGCGCGCGCTTGGTCGATCCGCCGCGCCGACGGGTTGACCCTGGGATTTACCGACCACGACATGCGCCTGACCTTTGGTGGGGTCACCTTCCGCCCCGACCGGGGTCTGAGCGCGCGGGCGCTGGTGCAGGCGACCGGTCTGTCGGTCGACAATTCCGAGGCGGTCGGTGCCCTGAACGACGACGCGATCACCGAGCGCGACCTGATGGCGGGCCGGTGGGATGACGCGTCACTGCGCCTGTGGGAGGTGGATTGGACCGATGTCTCGGTCCGTCGGCTGGTGTTCCGCGGCTCTCTGGGCGAGGTATCGCGGGCGAATGGCGCATTCCGGGCCGAACTGCGCGGATTGTCCGAGGCGCTGAACGCGCCGCAGGGGCGGGTCTATCACCCGCGTTGCAGCGCGCGGTTGGGCGACGGGGCCTGCAAGGTCGATCTGGGCACCGAGACGCTGAGCGTTCAGCGCCAGGTGCAGGTCATGGAGGAGGGCCGGGTCTTTACCTTTGCGGCGTTTCCGGCCTTTGACGCCGCCTGGTTCGAGCATGGCCGCCTCGAGGTCCTGACCGGCCCGGCCCAGGGTCTGTCGGGCACCGTCAAGAACGACACGGCGCGCCCGGATGGTCGTCGGATCATCGAGCTGTGGTCCGCATTGGGCATTATGCCAATGCAGGGCGACCAGATCCGACTGACGGCGGGCTGCGACAAGGCGGCCGGAACGTGCCGGTTGAAATTCGCCAACTTCCTCAACTTCCGGGGCTTTCCGCATCTGCCGCCCGAGGATTGGCTGATGGCCCCGCAGGTGGGCGGGCGCCGTGTCTGAGGCGATCGTCGATGCCACGCGGCTGTGGCTGGGCACGCCCTATGTGCATCAGGCCAGCGTTCGCGGGTGCGGCGCGGATTGCCTGGGCTTGATCCGCGGCGTCTGGCGCGACCTCTATGGGGCCGAGCCGGAGACGCCCCCCGCCTATACCGCCGATTGGGCCGAATGCGGCCCGTCCGAAGTATTGATGCGCGCGGCGATGCGCCATCTGGCCGCCGTCGATCCGGCAGACCCCTGGCATCCCGGCCAGGTGCTGCTGTTTCGCATGCGGCAGGGCGCGATCGCCAAGCATCTGGGCATCCTGTCCCAGGCGGGCGAGGCGCCGCAGTTTCTGCATGCCTATACCTCTCATGGTGTCATCGAAAGCCCGCTGACGCCGCCGTGGCGGTCCCGGATCGTCGCGCGGTTCCGCTTTCCCTGACCAAATCGAACGAAGGAGGCCCTTATGGCCACGATTGTCCTGTCTGCCGTGGGTGCATCGCTTGGGGCGGGCTTTGGCGGCGCCGTGCTGGGCCTGTCAGGGGCCGTGCTGGGGCGCGCGGCCGGGGCCATGCTGGGCCGCGCGATCGATCAGCGCCTGCTGGGCGGGGGTGCCAAGGCGGTCGAGACCGGGCGCATCGACCGCCTGCGCATCCAGACCGCCGGAGAGGGCATGGCCATTCCCCGCATCTGGGGCCAGATGCGGGTGCCGGGCCATGTGATCTGGGCGTCCCCTCTGGAGGAGGTGACGCGCAGCGAGAGCGTGGGCGGCGGCAAGGGCGCGCCCTCGACCCAGGTCACGCAGATCAGCTATCGGCTGTCGGTCGCGCTGGCGCTGGCCGAGGGGCGCATCCTGTCGGTGGGGCGGGTCTGGGCCGATGGAGAGGAGATCGCGCAGCGCGATCTGAACATGCGCATCTATCGCGGGGGCGACGCGCAGATGCCCGATCCGGTGATCGCCGCGATCGAGGGGGATCAGGCGCCCGCCTATCGCGGCACCGCCTATGTCGTGCTGGAGAACCTGAGCCTGGAGCGGTGGGGCAACCGGATGCCTCAGCTGAGCTTCGAGGTGACCTGCCCGGCCCGTGACGGGAGCGGTCTGTCGCGCGACGTACGGGCGGTGGCGCTGATTCCCGGGACGGGGGAATATTCGCTGGCCACGACGGCGGTGACCGAGGGCGGCGACCTGGGCGAAAGCCGCAGCTTCAACACCAACACGCCCATGGGCGGCACAGATTTCCACGCGTCGCTGGACGTTCTGGGGCGCGAATTGCCGAATGTGGGGTCGGTGTCGCTGATCGTGTCGTGGTTCGGCAGCGATCTGCGCATCGGTCAGTGCAAGGTCGAGCCCAAGGTCGAGTTCAAGGAGGTCGACGGGTCCGAGATGCCGTGGCGCGCCGGGGGCGTCACACGCGGCCAGGCGGCCGAAGTGTCGCGCAAGGATGGCCGGCCGATCTATGGCGGCACGCCGTCGGACCGATCGGTTATCGAGGGGTTGCGGGCGCTGTCGGCCTCAGGGCGCAAGGCGATCTTTTATCCGTTCATCCTGATGGAGCAGCTGGCCGGCAATGGCCTGCCCGATCCGTATGGCGCGGCGGAGCAACCGGTCATGCCCTGGCGCGGTCGGATCACCACCAGCGTCGCGCCGGGCCGTCCGGGCACCACCGATGGCACGACGGCGGCCGTGTCTCAGGTGGCCACGTTCTTTGGCAGCGCGATGCCCGAGCATTTCACGCGCGATGGCGAGACCATCAGCTATTCCGGCCCGGCGGAATGGTCCTATCGCCGGTTCATCCTGCATTACGCGCATGTCTGCGCGGCGGCGGGGGGCATCGACGCGTTTCTGATCGGCTCGGAGATGGTCGCGATGACCCAGATCCGGGGGCCGAACAACAGCTATCCCGCGGTGGCGGCGCTGCGCCAACTGGCCGCCGATGTCCGCGCCATCCTGGGGCCCGAGGTCGAGATCGGCTATGCCAGCGACTGGTCCGAGTATTTCGGCCATCACCCCGGCAATGGGGAGCTGTTCTTTCACCTCGACCCGCTGTGGGCCGATCCGAACATCGATTTCATCGGTATCGACAACTACATGCCGCTGTCGGACTGGCGCGACGGAGACGATCACCTTGATGCGTCCTGGGGGCGCATCGACAACATCGACTATCTGAGGGCCAACGTGGCGGGCGGCGAGGGCTATGATTGGTACTATGCCAGCGACGCCGACCGCGATGCGCAGATCCGGACCCCGATCACCGACGGGTTCTATGACGAGGCCTGGGTCTGGCGCTACAAGGACCTGAAGGGGTGGTGGCAGAACCTGCATTACAACCGCCCCGGCGGCGTGCGGCAGGTGCAGGCAACGGCGTGGGTGCCGGGTTCAAAGCCCATCTGGTTCACGGAATTCGGCTGCGCGGCGCTGGACAAGGCCAGCAACCAGCCCAACAAGTTCCTGGACGCGATGTCGTCCGAGAGCATGCTGCCGCATTATTCCAACGGCACGCGGAACGATGCGATCCAGGCTGCCTATGTCGAGGCGACCATGGCGCATTGGCAGGACCCTGAGAACAACCCGGTCAATGCCGACGGCATGCGGATGCTGGACGTGGACCGTGCGCATGTCTGGTGCTGGGATGCGCGGCCCTATCCGGCGTTTCCGGGGCGGTCGGACCTGTGGTCCGATGGTCCGGCCTGGGATCGCGGCCACTGGTTGAACGGACGCGCCGGGGCGGTCACGCTGCGCGCGGTCGTGCGCGACATCTGCCGGGCGGCGGGGGTGACGGCGGTTGACGTGTCGCGCCTGTCTGGGGTCGTGCGCGGCTATGCGTTGCAGGGGTCGGAATCGGGGCGCGCGGCGCTGCAGCCGCTGATGTTGGCGCATTGCTTTGACGCGGTCGAGCGTGACGGCATGTTGCGCTTTGTCGCGCGGGACGGGCTGGTGCGGGCCGAGATCGGTCCCGACGATCTGGCCGTGGCCGGAGAGGTGCGCGGCTTTGAGGCGGTGCGCCAGGTCGAGGCCTCCAATGTCGGCCAGCTGCGTCTGAGCCATGTCGCGGCGGGCGGCGATTATGCGGTGGCCACGGCCGAGGCCAGCCTGACCGATGCCGGGCGCCGCGCCGTCTCTGAGAGTGAGTTCGCGATGGTGCTGACACGTCCCGAGGGTCGCGCCATTGCCGACCGCTGGATCGCCGAGGCCGAGGTCGCGCGTGATACGGCGCGGTTCGTGCTGCCGCCGTCGCGGGCCGATCTGGGGCCGGGCGATGTCGTCCTGTCGCGGGTGCCGGGGCAGGAGGCCCGCCGCTGGCGGATCGACCGCGTGGAGCGCGCGGGTGCCATCACCGTGGATGCAGTGCGGGTCGATGCGGGCCTCTATGCCCCGCGTCTGAGCCATGAGGATCAGGGCGGCATCGGGCGGTATCTGCCGCCGATGCCGGTCTTTCCGGTCTTCATGGACCTGCCGCTGCTGCGCGGTGACGAGGTGCCGCATGCGCCTTGGCTGGCGGTCGCGGCGCATCCGTGGCCGGGTTCCGTCGCAGCCTATGGGTCGGCCGAGGCCGAGGGCGGGTTCGAGCTGAACCTGATGCTGCAGCGTCGCTCGCTGATCGGACGGACGCTGACGCCGCTGATGCGCGCAAGGCCCGGCGTGATCGACCGTGGCGCACCGCTCAAGTTGCGGCTGATCACCGATCCGCTGCGCTCGGTGACGGAACGCGCCCTGCTGTCGGGGGCGAATGCGCTGGCCATCGGCGATGGCAGCATCGACCGGTGGGAGGTGATGCAATTCGCCCGCGCCGAACTGGTCGCCCCCAACGTGTGGGAGGTCAGCGGGCGCCTGCGCGGCCAGGCCGGGACGGATGGCATCATGCCAGATGTCTGGCCCATGGGCAGCCTGGTCGTGCTGCTGGACGGCGGGCCGCGGCAGGTGGATCTGCCGCCATCGTCGCGGGGCGCCGAGCGGTTCTGGCGGGTCGGTCCCGCGCTGCGGTCGCCGGATGATGCCAGCTATCGCAGCCGCGTGACGGTCGCGCCGGGCATCGGCCTGCGTCCTTATGCGCCCTGTCATCTGCGCATGAACGGGCGCGACATCACCTGGGTCCGGCGCAGCCGGATCGAGGGAGATGGCTGGGACGGCCCCGACATCCCCCTGGGAGAGGAGTCCGAGCGCTATCTGCTGCGGCTGGTCCAGGCCGGGCGTCTGGTGACCGAAGTCCAGACCGCGACGCCGTCCTGGACCATGCCGGACGCCATCCGGTCGCAGCTGCAGCCCGGCCCCGTCACGGTCGAGCTGGCCCAATTGTCGCAGACCTTCGGGCGCGGCCCCTTTGCAAGGAGAGACTTTGATGTCCAGTGA